ACTTACCAACGCATACGCCACACTTTCACAAGTGAAGGCCGCACTAAGAATTTCGGATGCCGTAGATGACACATTGCTAGAGATGGCAATTGAATCTGCATCACGGGCTATCGATGGACATGCGATGCGCTCGTTCTATTCATTTGGAACTGCAACGCGCTTCTACGCAGCAGATGATTCTTTTGTTGTGCAGACAGACGATCTTGCTGGAACTGCAATCACCTTGATGACTTCATCAGGTGGCGATGGCATCTTTGATGTGACATGGGCTGTTGGCGATTATCAACTTGAACCATCAAACGGATACACAGATGGTCTGACAGTTCCCTACACTCGCATTCGTGCAGTTGAAAACTACTTGTTCCCAGTTGAGTCAGAGCAGAACCTTGTCAAAGTCACTGGTGTCTTTGGTTGGCCTGCAGTCCCAATTGCAATCACTCAGGCTTGTGTTGTTCAGTCGTCACGTTTGTTCAAGCGTCTTGACAGTCCACTTGGAATTGCTGGATTCGGTGACATGGGCGCAATGCGTGTCAGTCGCTATCTTGATCCAGATGTTGAACAACTTGTTGCTCCGTATCGCAAACTTAGGAACTTCGCCTAATGGCTTTGATATCTGAACTCCGAATTGGTCTTGCAGCAAACCTTGCAACCATCAGTGGACTTCGCACTGCAGCAACTGTTCCTGACAATCCCAGCCCACCAATTGCAATCATCCTGCCGCAAGGCGTGGAATATGACAATACTTTTGGTCGTGGAATGAACACATACACATTTGCAGTCACATTGATTGTTGGTCGTGTGTCAGAACGAACAGGTCAGAATGCACTTGATGCTTATGTTTCTTCAACAGGATCATCATCAGTCAAACTGGCGATAGAATCAGATAAGACACTTAATGGAAAAGCATTTGACCTGAGAGTGATCGACTCCCGAAACTACGGTGAACTTACCGTGGGTGAGGTAACATATTTATCAGCAGAGTTCACAGTGCTTTGCTACGCAAACTAGGAGCAACAAACACATGGCGAAATTCGCAGCAACCGACTACAAGATTACAGTCAATGGCACAAACTTTTCAACAAGTTTAAACAGTGCTGAACTCGCTTTAGAATCCGATGACTTGGAAACAACTGCCTTTGGTGGAACTTTCCGTGAGCGCATTGGTGGCCTAAAGACTGGTTCAGTAACACTTTCATTCATGCAAGACTTCGGCGCAGCATCAGTAGACGCAACTCTGTTCCCATTGTTTAACACTTTGGCAACTGTTGTAATCGTTCCAACATCAGGAACTGTCACTGCAACAAACCCTTCTTACACATCTGTTTGCCTTGTCAATCAGTACAGTCCATTTGCAAGCAGCGTAGGCGACATTGCCACTCTGTCTGTCACATGGCCTACATCAGGTACTGTAACCAGAGCGACTGCATAACATGAGAATAAACCTGCGCGTTGAATTCGTAGATGGCACTGCAAAAGATGTCACCTGTTCAGCAAAAGACCTAGTTGCATTCGAAGAAAAATACAGTCGCAGTGTGGCGCGTTTCGAACAAGAGATGCGTCTCACTGACCTGTTATGGCTTGCATGGCATTCAGAGAATCGTACGAAAGTTACTGGCAAAGATTTTGATTCATGGCTTGACGATGTTGAAAGCATCGGACAAAGTGATGACGACCCAAAATCCAAGGGCTAGGGGATTCTAGTCAGCATTGGTTCATCGCTTATCTAGCGTGTGAAACAGGTATTGCTCCATCTGTGTTGTTGAATGAGTCAGATCGTATGTTGTTCACCATGGGAATGTACCTTCGACACAAAGCGCAAATGATGAATGGCAGGCAATAGATGACAACAGTTCAGGTTTATGGAATCCCTGAAACCATTAAGCAACTGCAACTATTGCCTAACAAAATGACAAATCAAGCACGAATTGATTTGAAGGTTGCTGCTGAACCAGTGCGTGCTTCCATTCAGTCCTACCTTCCAGATGCTCCACCTTTGATGGGTCGCCAATTTGATCGCAATGGTGGCATGAACCATAAGGGAAGAACTGGTTGGAACAAGGCTGCAATCAAAGTTTCTGTGAGAACTTCTTTCACTCGACGCACACAAAAAAATGAGACATCACTTGTCTCAATTTATGTTGGTGGCAAAAAAGGAACCTACGGAGCAGCGGGTCTGCAAATTGCTGACATGGCTGGTCGTCGCAACAAAGTCAAATCTGGTGGAAGAACTAGAGACTATGCCTACAAGGATGGGACTCGATCCCATGCAATCAATGGTCAAGGTCGAAGCATGATTGACAAACTGCAGGGCAGACCATCACGTTACGTCTGGCGTGCAGCAATGCTTCACATGACAACTGTTCAAAGATCAGTGCTTCAATCATTAGATAAAGTTAGTAAGCAAGTGAATCAGAATCTGGTGGTGAAGTAATGGCAATCATTGTCCCAATTGTTAGCGCATGGAACCCTGCTGGACTAAACAAAGCACTTGCTGATATTCGCAAGGCTGAAGGTTCTTTCAACAAATTTGTTGTTGGTACTGCTGGCATTGGAAAAACAATGTCAAATGTTGGCAAATCACTTTCGATGAACGTCACGTTGCCACTGACTTTGGTTGGTGCTGCGTCAATCAAAACTGCTGCAGACTTTGAAGTTGCAATGGCACAAGTTGCTGTTGCAACGAACACTCCAGTTTCAGGTCTAAAAAATCTTTCCGATCTTGCAAAACAACTTGGTGCTGACACAATCTTCAGTGCCAATGAAGCCGCGCAAGCAATGCTTGAACTTTCGAAGGCTGGCATCACACCTGCTGAGATTTCTTCTGGTGCGCTTAAAAATACTTTAGACCTTGCTGCAGCATCGGGAATGGAACTTGCAGATTCTGCAGTTGTCATGTCTGCAGGAATGAACACTTTCAATCTTGGTGCAAAAGATTCAGTCTCAATTGTTGATGCTCTTGCTGGTGCTGCCAACGCTTCTGCTGCTGACGTATCTGACATTGCTTTGGCATTGCAGCAGGTTGGACAACAAGCAGTTGCATCTGGTTTAACTATTCAAGAAACTACTGCTGCTCTTGCTGCTTTTGCTGATGCTGGAGTTCGTGGTTCTGACGCTGGTACTTCTTTCAAAACATTCTTGCAACGTCTGAATCCTGTTTCTGCTGAAGCATCAAAAATCATGAAGCAACTTGGAATTGAATTCTTTGATTCTTCAGGAAACATGAAAGACCTAACTGAAATTGCTGGTGAAGTTCAAGACGGATTCAAAGGTCTGACGCAAGAACAAAGACTTGCAGCGATGCAAACAATCTTTGGTTCTGATGCGCTTCGTGCTGCAAACATTCTTTACAATGAAGGATCAACTGGTATTGCCAAATACATTTCTGCATCAAGTCTTGCTGGTGCAGCAGCAGACATGGCAGCAGCAAGAAATTCTGGTTTGTCAGGTTCGCTTGAAAAGTTGAAAGGCAGTATGGAAACTGCTGCACTTGTGATCGGTGAACAGTTAGCACCAACAATCATGAGAGTTGCAGAAGCACTTCAAAATTTCTTCAATGGTTTTGCAAAATTAAACCCTGTCACACAAAAAGCCATTATCTTCTTTGCTGGTTTGATTGCAGTCCTAGGCCCTTTACTATTTATCCTTGGCGCGTTCCTTGGTGCAATTTCTAACATTGCAAAAGTAATGGGAACTGTGAACCTGATCATGGGAACAAACATTGCATTGTTCAAGGGAACTGCTTTTGCTGCAGGTGAAGCAACAGTTGCCACAACAATCTTTGGTCGTGCTTTACGAATTGCAATTGCTGGCACTGGTATTGGCTTGCTGATTATTGGTATTGCGGAACTAATCATTTTGATGACTGGTCTTGGTGACGCAACAACTGTCACTGCCAACAAGAGCGTCATTGCTGGTGCAAGAATGCGAAACTCTTTTGCAGGAGTTCAAGATGAGATCGATGCAACAAGAAACAAAAATGCTTTACTGCAAAAAGAATTATCGAGTAAATCACGCGATGTTGCACGATCCGAAGGTCGCAACAATGCACCCGCAAGAGTCACAAGTGTTGCTGCACAACTTCAAAATTTGAATCTTGAATTTGAAGGTCTTGGTGGCAGCAGTGCTAAGGCTACAAGTTCTGTCAAAGAATTGAGCAAAGAAACACAAGCAGCAATGGCACGACTTGGAAATGAACTCAAGAGTCGTACTGATCAACTTGACGCAATCAAAGAGAAATTTAAGAACATTAAAAATGCAGTCAAAGATGCAATCACTGGAGTCATTAATTTTGGTGCTGCTCAGGGTGATTCTGCCAACAGTGTTCAAAGTGCCATTGATGCACAAATGGCTCTGACTCAGGCGCAAATAGAATACGATAGATCGCTGAACACCAACAACATTGAAGCCGTTCAAATTGCCTTAGAAAATTTGCAAGCAGCACAAACATTGGCAACGAATTCCATCACCAAAAAGAAATCATTCATTCAAGTTTTGCAAGATCAAGCAGCACTGGCGACTCAGTTTGCTGACAAGGTAAAAACCTTAATTTCTTTGGGTCTATCTGAGAGTGCAATTGGTCAAGTCCTTGCTGCAGGTGCAGATGCGGGAACTGCAATTGCTGATGAAATTATTGCTGGTGGAGCAACAGTTGTAGATCAAGTCAATACTTTAGTTCAAGCAACTGCATCGATTGCAGAACAACTTGGTGAAGCCGCTGGAAAGCAGTTCTATCAGACAGGCATCGATGCTGGTCAAGCATTGGTCGATGGAGTCAAGGCAGCAATTGCTGCTGCAGGATTCAGTATTGGTCTTGATGGAAACATCATGGCTCCAACTCAAGATACAGGTACAGCCGCTGATCCTAGCAAGACTACAAAGAGCAGTGCCAAAAAACCTGCCGCCGCAAAGCCTACTTTCAAAGCACCAGCAAAGACTCCTATCAATCAAGCCTTGCTAGAGAAACTGAAAAAGATTCCAATGATGGCAGCAGGTGGAATTGTCACTGGCCCTACACTTGCAATGATTGGTGAAGCAGGCCCTGAAGCAGTGATTCCTTTGACTGGTAACAATATGCCAATGGGTGTGGTTTACAACATCAATGTGAATGCTGGTATGGGAACCAATGGTGCACAAGTTGGTCGTGAAATAGTTGATGCTATCAAGAAGTTTGAGAAGTCATCAGGCCCAGTATTTGCGAGTGCGTAAATGGCTGTTCCAGATACAACAGTTGAAATTGGTTTCGATGTTTCGGGCTTAGGCGGCCCATTCTTTTTGCTAGATGATCCCGTTGCAGGCGTGTTGGACAACACCGATTACTTACTTGCAGGAACATTGTTCTACGATGTATCAGAATTTGTGCGACAAGTTTCAGTCAAGCGTGGAAAGTCACGACAACTGGACAGATTCACTGCTGGAGTTGCAAATATTGAATTCAATAACAACACAAGAGTTTTTGATCCAGAATATGTTTCCAGTCCGTACTATGGGCAAATCATTCCAAAGCGAACAGTCAGGGTTTCAACTGGTGGTTCTGCAGTTTTCTATGGAGTAGTTGATGACTGGAATTTGAGTTATGATCTTTCAGGATTATCAACTGCAGGTGCAGATTGCGTTGATGGCTTTACACAATTAGCCCAAGGTGCTTTGTCTGCTCATACTGCTATCTCACAATTGACTGGAGCAAGACTCAACGCTGTTCTAGATCGTTCGGAAGTTGCGTGGCCCGCATCGTTTCGAGACATAGATGCGGGTTCAGAATTACTTCAAGCAGATGCAGTTGATGATGGCACTAACGCACTTGAGTATTTGCAATTAGTAAACAGTTCAGAACCAGGTTCTATCTTCATCGGTAAAGATGGTTCATTCGTTTTCAAAGATAGAACGGTTGCACCAGTTTCTGCTGGTCAAGTTATATTTGCTGATGATGGTTCTGGAATTAAATTCAGTGATGTCAATGTGGTCTATGGTTCTGAATTGCTTTACAACTATGTTCAAGTTGAACGCTTGAATGGTGGAACTGCAATTGCACAAGATGCTGATTCAATTAGCACCTACGGGCAGCAGGCATTGATTCAAACGGGTCTGCTTCTAGACACAGACGCAGATGCTGAAGCGTTGGCAGACTATTTAGTCAGCATTTATTCTGAGCCTGAATATCGCTTTGAAACTCTTGCTGTTCAGTTGGAAGCCTTGACATCACCAGAACAAATCAAAGTTCTAGGATTAGAGATCAACGATGTCTGTCAGATTAAATTTACTCCAAATGGCGTAGGCTCACCAATCAATAAATATGCGGTCATAATTAAGATTGAACACGACATGCAACCATTTCAGCATCGTGTCATTTTTGGATTTGAAACCCTTGATTATGCTAGTCTCGTGTTGGATGACCTTGAGTTTGGTATTCTAGATGTAAATCAGTTAGGACTTTAGGAATTATGGCAATACAGACATTCACAGCAGGACAAGTTCTTACTGCTGCCCAAGTTAATGCGTTGCAGGCTAACGATTACAACCAGACAGTAAGTACCAAGACTGCATCGTACGTTCTAGTCGCTGCCGATAAAGGCACACGAGTTGTAATGAACTCAGCAAGCGCGACAACGATCACGGTCAATACAAGTGTGTTTGCTGCTGGTGACACTTTGTTTATCCAGAACATTGGAACAGGTGCTTGTACGGTCACGGCAGGAACAGCAACGGTTTCTGGCGCATCATTAACGCTAACGCAGTTTCAAGGCGGAACTCTATACTTTACGTCAGCAGGTGTTTCCATTCTATTTACAGGTGGTGGCGCAAGTGGCGGCGCAGGATTAAAAGACATATTTCTACTAATGGGAGCATAACAAATGGCAACAGTATATAAAGTCTTAGGACAATCAGCACCATCAGCAACAACCGCAACAACTCTTTACACAGTACCTGCTGCAACAGAAACAGTAGTTTCTACAATCTCCGTTGCTAATCGCGCAGCAACAGCAGATAGTTACCGAATTGCTGTTCGACCTAATGGCGCAACATTAGCAAACGAACACTACATTGCTTATGACGTAACAATTAACGGCGCAGATACAACTGTTCTTACTATTGGCTTAACCCTAGATGCCACAGATGTAATTACCGTCTATGCAGGTACAGCAAATTTATCATTTGGAGTATTTGGTTCGGAGATTGCATAATGGCTGTTGGATTTTTATCACCTACTACTGCAGGTGGATTAACTTTGATCAAAACCCAGACAATAGGCACAACAGTTTCGAGCGTGACAGTTACGGGTGCATTCAGCACAACCTATGACGCCTACAAAATAATTCTAAGTGGTGGAGTTGGTTCGGCTAGTCACAATCTTGCGCTACAACTTGGGGCAACGGTTACTGGGTATTACGCAGGGTATATAACTTCTAGTTACGCAGCAGGTACTATTACAGGTGACAAGGATAATAACGCGGCTAGTTTTACACTTGTAGGTTATGGCACAGCAAACGTATTAAATCTTAACTTGGATTTGCAAAACCCATTTACAGCAAAAAACACAACTTTTCAAACTTTTAACAGTCTTACAGCAACTGGCGCTGGGAGTCGTTTAGGAACTGGTTATCTTGCAAACACAACTTCATACACAGATTTCACATTGACCCCTAGCACTGGAACTTTAACTGGTGGCACAATCCGCGTATACGGTTACAAGAACTAAGGAATGACATGGCAAAACCACTAATCCAAATAGATGACGAAGTACGCGAAATGACTGACGAGAAATTTAACGCATACAAGGCACTACAAACAGCGAACGCAGAAGCGCAAGCCGAAGCCGATGCCAAAATTACAGCCCGTCTAAGCGCACTAGCCAAACTTGCAGCCCTTGGCTTAACTGAAGCCGAAATTGCCGCGCTGTAATGGCTGTAAAGTTTCTTTCTGCTAGCGGTATTAAGGACACAGGGCTTTCGCGTGTTAAGCAGTTTTCAGTTGAGTATTTACTAATCGCTGGTGGTGGCGGTGGAACTGGCACTAATGGAACTGGCGGTGGTGGCGCTGGTGGTTATTTAACTGCGTCTACTGATCCTTTTTTTACTAGAACTTCTTATCCAGTAACTATTGGTGCTGGTGGCGCAGTAACAGCAAACGGTTCTGATTCAATTTTTTCTACATTAACTTGTATTGGTGGCGGTAAGGGTGGTAATGATTCTGTTGGTACTGCTGGTGGTTCTGGTGGTGGTGGTGGTCCTTCTAGCAGCATAAATCGTGCTGGTGGAGCAGGAACATATGGACAAGGTAACGCTGGCGGTACTGGTAACTGGAACGGTGGTGGTATTGCTCTTGGCGGTGGCGGTGGCGGTGGTGCTGGTGGCGCAGGTGGTGATAGTTCAGCCAACAACGGTGGGTCAGGTGGTTCAGGACTTGCTTCATCTATAACTGGAACTTCAGTAACACGCGGTGGCGGTGGTGGTGGTTCAAGTCCTGCTGGTTCTGGTGGTGGCGGTGGTTCTGGTGGTGGCGGTAACGGCTACGGCAACGGTGCTGGGAGCGCAGGTGTTGTAAACACAGGTGGCGGTGCTGGTTCTTATGGTACTGGCGGTGCTGGTGGTGGTTCAGGTGTACTTATTCTTAAATACTCAGACACTCGAACAATCACGATTGGCGCAGGCTTAACTGGTACAACTGCTGCACCTTCAGGTGGATTTAAGGTTACAACAATTACTGCTGGCACAGGAAATGTGGTTTTTTCATAATGGCACACTACGCATTTTTAGACGACAACAAAATAGTAACTGAAGTTATTACTGGCATTGATGAAACAGAACTAATTGAAGGTTTAAGTACCGAAGAATGGTACGGAAACTTTCGTGGACAGAAGTGCGTTCGGACTTCCTACAACGGAAACATACGCGGTGTCTATGCTGGCATTGGTTATTCTTATGATGAAGAACTTGACGAATTTATTCCACCAATTCAACCAACTAACGATTAAGGAATCGCAATGGAACAACTCAAAGTTTGGTTAGCATATTCACCAATAGCATCATTCGCTAAGATTTTCGGCGCAGGTGCTTTAGGTTGGCTCTTAATAAATCTTGACACTTTAGACATTCACCCTGCTGTTGCAATGAGTTTGGCATCTGGAATTCCTATCTTGATCAACTGGTTGAACCCTGCTGACAATCGTTATGGAGTCAGCGAATAATGCCATCACCGATCAAAGGCAAGAATCCTTCAACGGGATATCGAAAAATTGGGCGCATGTGGTCAAAAGGTTTTCACACGGGAGTGGATTACGCTGTTCCAGTTGGAACTGACGTTCACGCCGTTGCAGATGGAAAGATCACTGCAGCAAACTGGGGTGCTGCCTACGGGCAACAATTAGTTCAATCAGTTAATGGTGGTTGGTTTATCTACGCGCATCTTTCAGCAACTCTTGTCAAGGCTGGCGATGTTGTTTCTGCTGGACAGGTCATTGCAAAATCTGGGAACTCAGGCAATAGTTCTGGGCCACATTTACATGTAGAACTGCGCAATAATCCTAAATGGAGCGCAGGCAAAGACCTTGATCCTTACCTGTTGGTTGGTACTGAAAAAGCATCAGCAGCAACAAAGGCAAAGACTAAAGTTGTCGCACCTGTTGTTAAGAAAAAGACTGCCAAGAAAAAATAATCGTGGGAATTTTAGAACTGGGTCAGTACGCAGCAGCCCTAAGCGCAATTGCTGTACTGCTTGGAATGTTTATTAAGTGGGCAATTGTAAAACCCATCAAGACTTACATCGATACTGCTACTTATCCTTTGCACCCTGATGCGAATGGTGGCAAGTCACTTGCAGATGTATCGCGTACTGTGAATAGGATTGAATCCAACTTAAAAGACCTTGATTATCGTTTGAATTGCATCGAGGAACTTGTAACTAAACCAGCGACACGCGGCAGAAAAGCAACAATCTAATTCTGATTGTGTATAACCTAGAACTGACCTGATGAAAGGTGTTCTTGTGTCCCTGCTTGATGACCTAAATTCCCTGCCTGACTGTTCCACAATATGCGGTGTTGGCAAACTTCTAAAATCATTACCTGAAAAAGAATCAGCAGCCGTCTTGAAGGCAATCGACAATCCCGATACATCAATGACCATGCTCGCCAGAGTATTGGAAAAAAACGGTTATGTTCTTCATCGTAAAACTCTCACGCGACATAG